CGGGACGGTCAGGTTGAATCCTGCCTTCAGCAGCGCCGGGACGCGGTTATTGCTCGCGATTGGAAGGTCACCCCTGGAGGCGACGAACAGCGGGATCGCGATGCCGCCGACTTCCTCCGCGAACAACTCGACAACATCAAATTTGACCGCAAGACCCGCATGATGCTGGCCGGTGTGTTCTATGGCTATGCGGTGGCTGAATGCATGTGGGCCATGGAGGACGGCAAGGTCGTCCTCCATGACATAAAAGTTCGCAAGGCCAAACGATTTAATTTCGACAAGGACGGCAATGTCCGCCTCAGAACGATGGGCGATCCCGATGGCAAGGCGATGCCGGAACGCAAGTTCTGGACGTTTAGCTCCGGCTCCGACGACGATGATTCCCCCTATGGCCGTGGTCTTGCCTATTATCTGTACTGGCCGGTGTACCTGAAACGCAACGGCGGCAAATTCTGGGCCATCTATCTTGATCGCTTTGCGGCCCCTACGGCTTTGGCCAAGTACCCTGAGAGCACAGCGGATCAGAATGCCAAGCAAACCGCCTTGGAAGCGGCCATGGCCATTCGCACTCGCGGAGCCATGGCCATCCCGAAAGGATTTGAGCTAGAGCTTCTGGAGGCGCTTAAGTCTGCTGGTGGGGATTACGAAAAGTTCCTGCTCTATTGGGATGGCGACATCGCCAAGATCATCCTCTCCCAAACCGGCACCACTGACGCCAAGCCTCACGTCGGTACCGCCGATGTGCATAGCCAGGTCCGCCTGGACATCATCAAGTCCGATGCCGATCTCGTTTGCGAATCATTCAACGACGGCCCTGCCAAGTGGCTCACCGATTGGAACTTCCCCGGCGCTGCCTACCCGAAGGTCTCCCGCGTCATCGAAGACCCCGATGAGGTCAAGTCGAACATGGATCGCGATGAGAAGCTGCACGAGATGGGATATGAGTACACAGATGACGAGCTGCGCCGCCGTCATGGCGATGGGTGGAGGCGAAAAGAGGAAACGGCAACCGTTCCCCAGGGCGACGCACCGGCGGCGTTTGCTGAAGGAACCGAAGGCGACGATGTGGACATGCTTACGGATCAGCTCGACGAGCTGGCTGCCCAGGACATGCAAGAGGCCATCGACGCCATCAAGGAGCTGGTCAACGATCCAACCATCACGACCCTTGAGGAGCTGAGTGAGCGGCTGCTCGATGCTTTCCCAGACCTTGACCTGAACGGCCTCGCCACGCTCATGACCAGTGCCGGTGCTCTTTCCACTCTTCAGGGAATGGCGGCTCAGGATAATGACTAGCATTATGCAGGGCGGCACTCCCTTTCAGGAAGCCATCGACACCTTCAAAAACAAGGTCCGGCTCCCAACGTCCCATTGGACGGACATCTGGGAGCAGGAGCATGGTCGTGCCTTTGTCGTGGCCGGTGCCATGAAGGATGATCTGCTCACCGATTTCCAGAGCACCATCCAGAAAGCCATTCAGAACGGCACGACGCTGGCCGACTTCAGAAAGGACTTTGACAAAATCGTGGCCCGCCATGGCTGGAGCTACAATGGCAGTCGAAGCTGGCGAACGCGGGTCATCTACCATACCAATCTTCGACAGGCCCACATGGCTGGCCGATGGCAGCAAGCCCAGCGCCTCGCCCAGGTCAGAGCCAAGCGCGGCGAGAAGGTCTACCTTCGATATGTGGCCGTCCTCGACAACCGCACCCGCGATCAGCATCGCAAGTGGCACGGCCTGATCCTGCCAATAGATCATCCGTTCTGGCATACCCATTACCCCATGAACGGATGGGGCTGCCGCTGTACCGTCCAGGTGCTCACCGAGCGCGATCTCAAGCGCCGTGGCCTGTCTGTCTCCGACGATCCTGACATCAAAGACGTTGAGCATACCATCAATACACCGACCGGCCCACGCACGGTGAAGGCTCCTGAAGGAATCCATCCGGGCTTCGCGAGCAACCAGGGCGAGGCGGCTTGGGGGCGTCAGCTTTCCGAGGATGCCTTCCGGCAATTCAACACCTCCGGTGCCAAGCGCTGGAAGCCGTTGACCGAAGGCGGCTATATGGAAGCCGGACGTCCCGCCAAGGTTCCGTCGGAGAAGCCGGTGGCCAAGCTGGCTGCCAAGGCTGCCGACACGAGCGAGATGGAGGGAATGATCCGCAAGGCTATCGGCGGCGAGGCCGAAAAGGTGTTCACCCTGGCCGACGGTTCGCCGCTTTTGGTGGACGCAGCCACGCTGGCCGAGCACATTGATATTTCCCGTTCACCGTTCATCCCGCTTTTGCCGGAGCTGATCGATGACCCCTACGAAATATGGATGACGTTTGAGCAAAGCGAGGCCACCGGCAAGGTCGTGCTCAGGAAACGTCTCATCAAGGTCGTGGCGCTGGAGAAGGACAAGCTGCTGGTTCTGGTGGCGAATGCCTCCAGGGGAATGTTTACAGGGTGGACGTTCATCCCGATCCGCAGGATGCAGGAGGTGAATAGTCTGCGTCGAGGGCGTTTGATGTGGGGGAAATAAAAGGAGGGGGGGGGTCATGAGTGAGATGGCCACTCGACCGCCCGACACAGATTGCGCGAGCCATCTTCGCATCTGCGTCTTCGTATAACGACTGTAAGCCTCGCAAAAGCCCAGGTCAACCAGTATCGCCAAATTTGCCGTACAAGGCGTTTTGGCATGTCGGATGCGGACGAAGAGCCTAGAATATGTTTAAAGCAAAATTTAAACGCAATTCCCGGCGAATAACGGGGATGTCCGTTGTCAATATGGATGGACAAATCACTGCATGGTGACTTTTGTTCCTTGATGCCGTATGCTGCCATCCAGCATCGGTCACCCCGCCCAAAGGCACCCGGAAGAGTTCCGGGTGCCTTTTTTTATGCCTCCCGCCCAAAGTGGAAACATTGAAATCCATAAACGCAAAGGAGGTGGCGGTGTGCCGCTGATTCAGATTTTCAGGGCCGGGACGCATACGGACATGAATGGTGTTGAGCGAACCTTCACCGAGAAGGACGTCGAGACCATTGCCGCGTTCTATGATCCCGCCAAGCATGAGGCTCCCTGTGTCATCGGACATCCCAAGTCCGATGATCCCGCCTATGGCTGGGCTAAGGGGTTGGTTGCCCAGAACGGCGATCTATTCGCCGATGTCGATCAGGTCGATCCCGAGTTTTCTGAGATGGTCGACAAAGGCCGCTTCAAAAAAATCTCCGCCAAGTTTTACCCCCCCGGCCATCCCTCCAACTACTCGGAGGAAGGATGGGGGCTTTGCCACATCGGCTTCCTGGGTGCTCAGCCTCCGGCTGTGAAGGGCCTGAAGCCCGTCCAGCTTGGCGAAGATGATGGTGAGTGCGTGGTCGTCGAATTCGGCGACACCGTGGATCGATACGTGCCGCGTATGTTTCAGAAGCTCCGCGACTTCTTCATCGAGGAGTTCGGATTGGAAGAAGCCGACAAGGCCATCGACCAATGGGACGTCCAGTGGCTTACCGAAGGGGCTGCCGCCGATCGGGCCGCTGATGGCGACCTTGCCTTTTCGGAATCCGACAACCCCAATCCCAAGGAGAATAAAGTGTCCAAGGAAAAGGAAGCTGTTCTCAAGCAGCGCGAAGATGATTTGGCAAAACGCGAAGCCGCTTTCGCTGAAGCCGAAGCTCGTTCCGAAGCTGATGCTTTTGTGAATGCCCTGATTGCTGACGGCAAGATGACTGAAGGTCTGTCCGATGGCGTGGCTGCGTTCATGGCCAAGCTGCCCGATGGCAAGGATGACATGGTCGCCTTTGCTGAAGGTGATGATGTCAAGAAAATCACCCCCCGCGAGTTCTTCAAGGGGCTGCTGACCAACCTCGGTACCGTGGCTGAGTTCTCCGAAGTCTCCGCCGATGACGGCGAAGGTGACGGCATCGACATGAACGCCCAGGAGCTGGCGACCGAGGCTATGGCCTTCATGGAAAGCCAGAAAGCCAAGGGCATCGAAATGACTTCCGTCCAGGCCGTTGAAGCCGTCAAGGCCGGAAAGCACAAGGAGTAGATCATGAGCAATCCCGGTCTGATCAAATCCAAGCGGGTTGAAGGGGATGTCAATCCCTACCGCTTCGTCAAGCACGGCTCTGCCGATGGCGTTGTCGCCCAGGGCGCGGCTGCAACCGATGCGCTGTGCGGTGTTTCCCACAACGTGGGCGCTGAAGATGGTGGCATTGTCGATGTCATCAAATCCGACATCACAGAAATCGAATATGGCGGCACAGTTGCCGCTGGCGATCCCCTGACCTCCGATGCTGAAGGCAAGGCCATCAAGGCCACCGTGTCCGGCAGCCGGGTCGGCGGCTACGCAGAAGTCTCTGCCGTGGCCGGTGACATCGCCGACATGTACATCAACCTCGGCATCTTGCCGTAAAAAGGACGGTTTAAACAATGGTTAAACTCGCCAATTTCCCGGTCGATCCCGAAGCCACCGCCGTGGCCATCGCCTACAAAAACCCTGATCACGTACTTATCGCGGATGACGTAATGCCGCGTTGTACTCCGGTCGGGCAGCGCGAATACAGCTATCTGTATTATCCCCCGGAGACCTTCTTCACCATGCCCGACGACACCATGGGCGAAAAGGGCAAGGCCAATGAAGTCTCCACCAGTGCTGAGAAGCGGACCAGCCGCGCCGAAGATCATGGCTTGAAGATCACCCGATCCAAGTCCGAGATCGATAAGGCCAGAAAGAACGGCATCAACCTGACCAACGCCGACACCGGAAACATCTTCTACTACGTCACTCAGATTCGTGAAATCCGTGTGGCCGGTATCGTCGGCAACGCCGCAAACTATGCTGACAACCATGTGGCCCTTTCCGGCACGGACATGTTCAGCCATGCAGACAGTAAGCCGCTGGATCGCATCCTCTACGCCCTCGACAAGCCGCTCATGCGTCCGAATGTCATGACGCTCAGCCAGCCGGGTTGGACGAAAGTTCGCACCCACCCCGACACCATCGCGAAGATCAAGGGCAACAGCGGCTCCGGCGCTGTCACCAAACAGGAGATCATCGACTACCTGGAACTCCAGGACCTCCTTGTCGGTGCCAGTCGCGTCAATGCCGCCAAGAAGGGCCAGCCTCTCAACCTCCAGGCTTGCTGGGGCAACTTCTGCGCTCTGCATTACCGCTCCAAGCAGGCTGACACCGAAAACGGCATCACCTGGGGCATGACCGTTCCCAAGGGAAATCGTATCGCCGGTTCCAAGCCGGAAGCGGAAGTCGGTCTTGAGGGCGGTATGGTCACCATCGCTGGTGAAGTCATCGACGAGACCGTTGTCGCTCCCGAATGCGGCTACATCATCGAGAACATCTTCTAGCGGGAGGTCAGTATGTCCAAGGATAAGATCTACTCCGTTAACCGACGGCTCGACCACGATTGCAAGGAGTACCTCGCCGGTGGTGAGGTCTCGATGAGTGCCGAGCAGGCCGAGAACTTGATCGCTCTCGGAATCCTTTCCGAAGCCTCTGACGAGGTCGAGGAAGAGGTGCTCCAAGGCGATGCTGGCAATGACACGCTCCAGGGCGGCGGCTCCAATGAGCCGACCAAGCCTGAAGGCGATGCCCTGACCCAGGCCATCATGGATGCCATCGATGAGCTGGATCGCGACAAGGACTTCACCCAGGCCGGAGCGCCGAAGGTGGCAAGCGTTGAGAGCCAGCTCGGTTACAACGTCTCCGCCGCTGAAGTCGGAACTGCCTGGGACAAGTACCAGGAGGGTAACGAGTAATGAGCTACGCCACGGTTCAGGAAGCCATTGATCGCCTCGGCGAAGACGATCTCTGGGGCATTGCCGGTGATGATGGCGAGGGCAACCTCAATACGGCTGCCATCGACACCGCCCTGGCTGATGCCTCCGAGGAGATCGACTCCGCGATCCGCGTCCGGTACCGGCTGCCGCTGGAAACCGTTCCGGGGATCATCAAGCGCATCTGCATTGACAAGGCCGTGGCGCTCATTCCGTCCAACGGCGCTGAGATGAGCGACCTCATCAAGGAGCGCGACAAGACCGCCGACAAGCGTCTCAACGAGATCGCGAGGGGCGTCCGCCAGCTCGATCTGGTGGAAGCCCCTCGCAATATCACCGGCGGCGGCGTTTTGATTTCTGTCCCGGATTCTCCGTTCTCCGAAGACAAGCTGAAGGGATTCTGATGTCTGTCCACATGGAATTTGAATTCGATACCGAGCTGGCCGGTGCGCCCCTAGATGATCTGCGCCGCAAGCTCTCCGATTTGACCGATCTCCACGACGAGGTCGGCATGTATCTGGTGTCGTCTACCCAGCAGCGCTTTGAGGATGGACAGGCCCCCAATGGTGCCTACTGGCTACCGTCCGAGCGCTCAAGCAAGGACGGTGGTCAGCCACTCTCGGACCGGCGGCATCTGTATGATTCGATCACGTATAACGCGGATAGGGACGGCGTCGAACACGGCTCTCAAATGATCTATGCCGCCGTGCACCAGTTTGGCGCGTTGATCATGCCCAAAGACCCCGGCGGATATTTGGTGTTCCGCGCCGGTGACGGCTTTGTGAAAGTCAAATCGGTAACGATCCCGGCACGGCCTTACCTCGGCATCAATGGCGAAGACGAACGTATCATCATCGACATTGCTGAAGAATACATGGCTGAACCGCTGAGGAGAAACGCATGAGCAGCATGAATGAATTTCTGGACGCCGTAGTCACGGACTTGTCGGCCCAATTCCCCGGCGTCAAATCCTGTGAACGGCACCCCGGCCAATTCACAATGAAAGAGCTGGCGCGAATATCCACTCAGGCTCCCGCTTTTCGGGTGGCCGTTTACGAATTTCAGAATGAAGAGGTGGATGGGGGCGAAGTGGATATCGATTGTGGTTTTTCCTTGGCCATCATCACCACGGATAAACGTGGGCTGCCTCGGGAAATATCCGCTGTGAACCTGTCCGAGCAGATCACCCGCGTATTGGCCAAGGGCCAGACGTGGGGATGCGATTACGCCTATCCCTCACGAAAGCCGTCGGCCCGTAATCTCTACGGCGGCGAGCTGTCCAACAAGCGGGTGCAGATGTGGGAAATCAAGTGGCGGCAGATCATTCGTCTGGGTGAACCGGGTTGGCAGCCGGAGGGCATCATGCCGACCCGGCTGTACGTCGGACAGGCCCCCAACATCGGTCCCGGCCACGAGGGTGACTATGATCTGATTGAGGGGGAAGCCTGATGTCCGACGATCTGCTGTATCGTGTGGCGGAGCTGGAACGCCGTCTCAACAATCTTCTGCGCATGGGCAAGGTTGAGGAGGTCGACTACGACCAGGCACTTTGCCGAGTTCGATCGGGCGGTATCCTCACTGGCTGGCTGCAATGGGCCACCACTCGCGCCATGGGCGAAAAAACATGGTGGGCACCTAGGATTGGCGAACAGGTTATGGTCTGTTGTCCTTGTGGCGATCTTGCCCAGGGCAAGGTCATGATGGCCTTCTATCAGGATGCGGCTTCGGCTCCGGCCAATTCTCCAGAGATTCATCGTTACGAGTACCCGGACGGCGCTGTCGTCCAATACAACGAAAGCAACAGTACTCTTACGGCTGAAGTCCCTGGTCATATCAACGCCAAGGCGGCCAAGACCATTTCCGCTGAAGCCGGTGAAATTCTGAATTTGAAATCCCCACTGATCAACACATACGGCAACGTTGTCGGCAAAGGCCATGACGGTGGCACCGGCACCGTAACCGAGACGGCAAATCGAACAATCATCGGCAGATTAACTCTTCAGGGTGATTTGATCGTCACCGGCAACATCTCCGCTTCCGGCACGATCATCGATGGCGGCGGCAACACCAACAACCACACCCATTAAAGGAGGCTTTAAATGGAGACTAAAAATTACACGGTGCTCAAGGCTGGTCGCATTCAGGGCATCTGGCGCGAAGAAGGCATCACCATTCCGCTGACTGATGCAGCGGCCAAGTATCCCCTGTTGAGCGGCCAGATCGTGGCTGCCACGAATAAGGGCAAGGGCAAATAGCACATGAACGGCATGAGCGTCCAAGGCAAGGCCCTGTCGGGCATTGACCATCTCTATCAGTCGCTTCAGGACATCGCCACCACGCCCATCGGGACGCGGGTCATGCGTCGCGAGTACGGATCGGACGTTCCCGATTTGATGGATCGGCCCATGACGCCCGCCCTGATGGTCGATGTCTTCGCAGCTCTGGCTGTTGCGTATGACCGTTGGGAGCCGCGTTTCAAGCTCAAGCGCATCGAAGTCGCTAAAGCAAAGCCCAATGGCTCTTTGGTGCTCGACTACGAGGGTGTTTACCTCCCTGACGGCAAAGAGATTACCTTGGAGGGAATAGTCATATGAGCGGTGGTTTCGTTGACATTGATCTTTCCAATCTTCCCGCGCCTGATGTTGTGGAGGTGTTGGATTACGAACAGGTGCTCGCCGAATTCATATTAGACCTCCAAGGCATCATGCCTGAATTTGATGCCACTCTGGAATCCGATCCGGCCATGAAGATTCTCCAAGTGGCGGCATTCCGCGAGATAAACATCCGCCAGCGCGTGAATGATGCAGCTCGTGCTGTAATGCTGGCATATGCTGAAAAAGCCGATCTGGACAATGTTGTCGCCGACTTTGGCGTCAAGCGCCAAGTCATCGATCCCGGCGATCCTGATGCCTATCCTCCTGTTGATCCGACCTATGAAAGCGATGAGAGTCTTCGACGCCGGAGACAATTGGCCCCTGAAGCATTGACGGTTGCGGGTTCTGAAGGCGCTTACCAGTTCCATGCTTTGAGCGTGGCTGGAGTCAAGGACGCCAGTGTGTCCACGCCGTCTCCGGGTGAGGTTGTCGTCACCGTTCTGGGCCTGACAGATCAGGGCGTACCCAGCACCGAGTTGCTCGCTTCGGTCGAGGCCGTGCTCGATGGCAAGACCGTCCGGCCCCTGACTGATCATGTGACTGTCAAGGCGGCTACGATTGTTGAGTACACCATCGAGGCGATCCTTACGGTTGGCAGCGGTCCTGATACAACGGTGGTCCTTGAGGCGGCTCAAGCTGCCGCAGAGGCGCTTACCTACACCAATAGTCAGCTTGGCCGGGACGTCATCCTCTCCGCGCTTTATGCGGCTCTTCACCAGGAAGGCGTCCAGAGGGTGGACCTGACGGCACCGGCTGCAACGATTGAGGTCGCCGAAGATGAAGCCGCCTATTGTACCGGTATCACTCTTTCACTGGGAGGCGCATAATGGTTGACTTGCTGCCTCCCAACGCAACCACAGAGGAGAAAGCGATCGCTTCGGCGTTGTCCAGATTGTCGGACGTACCGGTGCCAATCCGCGAGCTGTGGAATCCTGACTCCTGTCCGGAGGATTTGCTCCCCTGGCTGGCGTGGGCTCTGTCCGTAGACGTGTGGGATACCAACTGGTCGGAAGCAAAAAAGCGGCAAGTCATCAAGGCTGCTATCGAGGTCCACCGGCACAAGGGAACGCCCTACGCCGTTGAAGCGGCGTTTAGAGCGGTCAACATTGCCGCAACGGTTACGGAATGGTTTGAGTTTGGTGGTGATCCGTATCGATTCCGGTTGAGCGTGGAAGTTATGGATGAAGGATTGGACGACAGGGCATACGCGATCATCCACGAAATCGCCAATAAGACCAAAAACGTCCGGTCCCATCTGGACCGCCTTGACGTCTACCTGAGCGTCTCCGGTGAAATGATGATGGGCGGCGGCTTGCAGCGTGGCCAGATTGTGGATTTGTACCCGTACGAAACGCCCGATCTGGACGCAACCGGCGCACTGGCCGTGGGCGGTGCCGTCATGACCTATCGAACCGTTAACCTCCTCGGAGCTGCTGGAGCAGATTTATGAGTGACATTGATTACAGGCTTGTGCCGACAGCGGTGGGCCGTGCGGAATTTGCCAACGCCGCGATCCTGAAACGTGGCGTGGACCTGACCCACATGGCCGTTGGCGATGGCGGCGGCGTTATCGAGCCGGTGCATGGCGACATGACCGCACTGGTCAACGAGGTTTATCGGGCGGAGATCAACGCGATATCCGCCGGAAACACACCCGGCCACATCATTGTCGAGCTGGTCATCCCCGCCGATGTGGGTGGCTGGGTCATCCGGGAGGCCGGTGTGTTTACCGCCGACGGGGCTCTGGTCGGCGTTGCCAATTATCCCCCCACGACCAAGCCGTTGCTGACCTCGGGCGGCGGTGTGGAGGAACACATCCGTGCGCATCTGCTGCTGACCGAAGCCGAGGCCGGGACCATCCTGCTGAAAGTGGACCCGACCATGGTGTTGTCCACGCGCCAGCATGTGTCCGACAAAATTGACGAGCACGACGCGGCCCCCGACGCGCACGCAAATTTGCTGGCCAGTGTGAACGAGCACGCCGGGCGTACCGATAACCCACACGGCACCACGGCTGCACAGGTGGGCGCGGCTCCGTCGGGCCATGGCCACGAGATGGACGAAGTCTCCGGTCTGGCGGATGCCTTGGACGGGAGGGCGTCCAAAGATCACGGCCACAGTCTTGCCGCCGTGGTGGGCGCGGGCCGATTGCTGAATCTGGCCGTTGAAGAACCCTCAATTTCCGTCGGTGGGAATTCCGCCGCAGACATCAATCTGATATCCGGTAACCGCTTTGTGCGGCTGCTCTCGGCCAATTATGAACTGCCGCTGCTGACTCCGCCGTTCGACGGCGAATGGGTGATTCACATTTATCCCAACGGCCACACACTGACGTTGGCCAGCGGCTGGGCTGGTAAATATTCCGCCGCGCCGGATTCCGGTGCCGACTTGATCCGTCTGAACCTGACCCACGATTCGGTTGGTGGCACCGTATTGGTGGTGACCAACGTGTCTCTGGAGGCGTAATATGGGCATAACGCCAAAATACACGGGCACGGAGACGGCCCACAACTATTTCGGAAACGAAGCCGACGACTACATTCATGTGACCAGTGCCGGGGCGAAAATGTCTACCAACGGCGTTGCGTGGACTCCTCTTGCCTCATGGATCATGGTCGGTAATGTGGTGATGATTCCCAGCGTCGAAGACGGCGACATGGTCGTTGTCAACGCCGTTTCGTTGACCGTGGACGTGGGCATGGTGTTGACAACCCTGCACCGCTGCCGTGGATTGCTCATCTACTGGACTGATACCCTAACAAACAACGGCGACATTTCGATGGACCAACGCGGGTGCCACGCAAACCCGACGGATGCCGTTGCCACTGCAAACACCCCTGTCCCTCCAAGTGACGGACATGCCGTTCCCGCCGACGGCTTGATTTTGCGTAAACTGGCCGCCGGGTACACGGGCACACATACTGGCCCGTTGCTGTACGGCTGTGGTTTGGCTGCCGTTACAGCAGAGGCCAATCAGCCCGAAGTCAAAGGAAACGGCATTGTGGTGCCCATTCCACGTGTTGGCGGTCTCGGCGGAGTAGGATCGACAACAAATGATGCCACCTATGGCACGGCTGGCAGCACGGCGGCCTTTGCTCCGGGTGGCGGCGGAGCCGGTGGACGTTCCGGTACATCTGGCGACCCCGGCGATACTTCGGGCGGCAATGCAACATGTTTTTGCGCTGGCCCCGGTGGCGGCGGCGCATTCGGCCAAATGGACCAGGGAGAAGGCCCGACGCCCGGCGATAACTATGGCGGCCCCGGAGGAGACGCGGACGTTGAGGGCAATCGAGGTGGTGGAGGTGCAGGCAACCCGCCGGGCGATGGCTTGGAACCGGGGCTGGGCCGCCCACCTGGGCTGGGCATCTTGTGCGGCCACAATCTGGCAGGCTCAGGTATTTTTTCCGCTCGTGGCATTGGAGGCGGTGACGGTTACGGATCAAGTAGCCCAACAGCCGGTGGCGCGTCTGGCGGCGGCTGTTGGAATATCTTCTATTCCGGCACGAACACGTTTACCGGCAGTTGGGACGTCTCCGGCGGCGTGTCCAATGGAATCGGCGGCGGAGACGGCGGGGCTGGATCAGTCAACGGACCATACAAAATCGACCCACCAACATAGGAGTTAGCACAATGACACAGACTGTTTACTGGACCATTCCTGATACCATTTCACGTTTTGCCCAACTGCCGCCCGTGCAAATTGCAGGGCAACCTATTCCCACTACATGGGCCAGCGTTGGCCCAGATCGTGCGCGGGAGTTGGGCGCGGTGCGTCACCGGCGCGATGAATTGCCGGATTATTACAGCATCCCTGATGGCGTGGACCCATACACCATCAGCGAGGACGAGGACGGCACGCGGGCACATACGCTCGACCTCGACCAGTGCAACTATGACGAGGTCCGCGCTGCCAATGCATACGCAGCCACCATTCGGGTCATGCGGGACAAGTTGTTAACGGCGTGCGACTGGACCCAGCTTGCGGACGCGCCGCTGGACGCGGCTACAAAGTCGGCATGGACCGCCTATCGGCAACAGCTCCGGGACGTGCCCCAGCAGGACGGATTTCCGTGGGGCGGCAACATTTCAAACTGCCCGTGGCCGGTTACGCCGGACTCCGGGGAAAACGAGGAGTAGATCATGCCTGAACAGTTTTTGCACGGCATTGAAACCGTCGAAGTGGATGACGGCACCAGACCCATTCAGACTGTAAAATCGTCTGTCATCGGTCTGATCGGCACAGCCCCGGATGCAGATGCATCGGTGTTTCCTGTCAACACCCCCGTACTGGTCGCGGGAAATCCTTACGAGGCAGCCAAACTCGGCGATACTGGCACTCTCAAGGACTCCATCGACGGCATTTTCGATCAGACTGGAGCCATGGTGGTCGTCACCCGCGTAGAGGAAGGCGCGACTCAGGCGGAGACCATTTCCGCGCTCGTGGGTGATGCGACCCTCGGCAGCGGGGTTCACGCTTTCAAAACGGCACAATCCGAGGTGAAAGTGACGCCTCGTATTCTGTGCGCCCCTGGGTTCACTTCGGATCGGATTGGCGATGCGGCCAACGCCGTTGTCGCCGAAACGCAGGGAATCGCTTCCAGTTTGCGGGCAATCATCGTTGCCGATGGCCCGAATACTACCCGCTCGGATGCGATCACCTATCGCGAGGACTGGGGCAGCGATCGAATCTACGTGGTCGATCCCTTCTGCAAAGTGTGGGACACCGCTACCAGCCAAAATGTGGATCAACCCGCCTCGGCTCGCGTGGCTGGTATTATCTCCCGCATGGACAACGAAAAAGGCTTCTGGTGGTCGCCGTCCAACCAAATCATGAATGGGATCACCGGCGTGTCCAGGCCCATTGATTTCAATCTGTCCGACACCAACAGCGAGGCCAACCTTCTGAATGAAAATGAAGTGGCCACCATCATCCAGAAGGACGGCTATCGCCTGTGGGGCAACCGCACCACAGCCAGCGATCCCAATTGGGCATTCCTGTCCGTGCGGCGGACGGCGGACATGGTCTATGAGTCCATTGAAAATGCGTTCCTGTGGGCCATGGACCGCCCGTTGAGCGCCAACCTCGTGCTGGATATTCAGGAAAGCGTCAATGCCTATCTCCGCCATCTGACCAACCTCGGCGCGATCCTGGGCGGCACGTGCTGGATGGACCCGAACCTGAATTCCAAAGAGCAGCTTATGGCGGGCAAGCTGTACATGGATTTCGACATTGAACCGCCCGCACCCTTGGAACATCTGACGTTCCGGGCGCATCGTGAAAACGGCTACTATGAGGAACTGGTTAATCAGGTTCTCGCGGCCAGCTAAAGGAGCAACAGCATGGCATTACCCAAAATCTTGAAAGACTATACCGCATTTGCGGACGGCTATGGATACCTCGGCAAGGTGCCCGAATTGGAGCCGCCGAAAATTGTCAAGAAGATGGAAGAATACATCGGAGGCGGTATGGCCGGTCCGGTGGACATCTTCATGGGCGAGGTCGAGAAGATGACTGCGTCCATGACATTGGCCGAATACGATCCGCAGAATATCAAGCTGTTCGGCATCACCAACGGCAGCGAGGTTGCCGTCACTTTTCGTGGCGGCATGGAAGGTGGCGGCGATACATGGCCGGTCATCATCAACATGCGGGGCGAATATCAGGAGTTGGACCCCGGCTCTTGGAAGAAAGGCGAAAACGCTCAGCTCAAGGCGAGTTTTTCCCTGAGCTACGTCAAGATTACCGTTAACGACAAGGAATTGGTCGAGATCGATGCCGCAAACGGCATTCTCAAGATCGACGGCAAGGACTTGCGGGCGAAAATCAATGCCGCTCTCGGCGTTTAAGGGAGGTTTAAACGATGATTGAAATACCGTTGCAATACCCGCAGGACGTTCGAGGATATGGCAAGGTCACAAGTTTGACCATGCGTAGGCCGAAGGTTCGCGATCTGAAGGCTGCCCGCCGTGGCGAAGGCAGTGAGTTTGATCGGGATACGTTGCTGGTCGCGAACCTGTGTGATGTTGGCGTCGAGGTTATCGACGAACTGGATGTCGTTGATTGGGACGCGTTGGAGGCACAGTATGACGAATTCGTGCCGGAGCGCCCCTCGCCGCAGGAGCTCAAACAGGGCATGGCCATTCTGGCCCGTGAATATAGTCAGCCGTTCAGCGAAATTGAAGATATGGAGATTGATGATTTTGTGGACTGGCTGATGCACCTGAAAAACGAGAAGAAAGGCTAGCACCTGATGAGCATGGTCGCCTCATTGCGCCTGAAGGGACGGGTCGACTCGTCCCTGACCAAGGCTCTCAATAAAACCAACAAGAACATGGATCGTTCCGCCCGCCTCGCCAAGGGGCGGGCGCGAACCATGTCTCGCGCAGCCAGCGAACAGGCTCACGCAACCAACCGGGCCGCAAGTGAGACCGGCAGACTATCCCGATCCATGAGCAGGGCCTCGGCCAGCAGTAAGCGCTGGGGGCGTAACCTGCAAAAGAACGCCAAACAGATGCGTGAGGTCGGGATGGCCAGCAAGCTCCTCAATCGAGGCCTTGATAGCGTTGCCAACCGCTGGACCGGCTTGGGCGCTGGCGCTGGCTTGATGCTGGCTGGAAGAAAGGTCGGTAATATTCAGGAACGCATGACCTATCTGGGTATCCAAGCGGGCAAAACAGACAAGGAAATTAAAAGGCTCAAAGATCACATATACGAAGCCTCGTTAGCTCCAGATGTACGGGTGAACCCCGACCAGATTATGGCCGCCATTGACCTCATTGTAGAAAAAACTGGTGATCTGAAATTCGCGGAAACGAACCTCCGCAACATCGGACTTGGGATCAGGGCAACCGGCGCGGCTGGTCAGGACATTGGAGAGCTGTTCGCCGAATTCCAAAAGATGGGCATAACAGCTCCAGATGAGGTGCTGGAAGCCTTGGACATCTTAAACCAGCAAGGCAAGATGGGTGCGTTTACTCTGCAAAACCTTGCATCTCTTGGTCCTCGTGTCATCACAGCTTACACTTCTGCCGGTCGGGGCGGCACACAAGCTCTCCGGGAGATGGGCGCGGCGCTTCAGATGATTCGTATGGGGACCGGTTCCAGTGAGATGGCGGCAACGGCATGGGAAGCTGTCATGCGCTCCCTTACCGATCCCTCCAAAATCAAACAGCTTGAGAAACTCGGCCTTGAAATTTTCGACCCTGAGAAACTGGCTGAAGGCAAGCGTGTCCTTCGCCCTGTGAATGAGCTTATGGCCGAGATCATTCAGGCAACTGGAGGCGACAAAGTTGCCTTGGGCAACATCTTCGACGCCGAGGCTATTCGAGCATTCAACCAAGCCGCTGGAGAATTCCAGCGTACCGGACAACTCGGAAGTCTCGACAAGTTCATGGCCGTTCAGGGCGATGGCAAAACTACGATGGAAGATTCAGCGCGAGCTGCCAAGACGTTCAATCAATCTTTGGGAATGTTATATGGATCAGCAGAGCGTTTCGCCGATTCCAGACTTACCGGAGTCCTGCAAGGCGTGGCCAATCTCTTGGACAGACTCGGTTCTGAGGGTGCTGACAACCTGATGACCGTCGCAACGTATGGAGCAGGCGCTGTCGCGGCAGCTCTGGGAGTGCGAAAGGTTGTACGTGGCGTAGGAGCTGTCAGGGGATTCTTTTCCGGGCGCAAGAAAAAAGGAACGGGCAAAGCTGGTCTCTTGGGGGAAATGACCGGCGGTGGTCCCATGGCCGTTGAAGTGATCAACTGGCCAGGAGGTGCTTTTGACCTCGGCGGCGACACTGCGACTGGCCGCAAACGTAAAGGACGCGCAGGACGATCAAGCAGAGTCGGGCGTGTGGCAAAAGCCAGCAAAGCCGGACGTGTGAGCCGTCTGATGCGTGGCGGTAGCGGGTTGTTCAAGGGGGCGGGTCGTCTTGTCGGCAAAGCGTTCCGCCCGCTGGGGATGATCATGGGCGCGGTTGATCTGGCCAGCGCAGCTCGGTCCGGTAGCAAATCCATGATGGGTCGTACCGCCGGGAGCATGGCTGGCGGTCTTGGCGGCGGAGCGTTGGGCGCGGCCCTGGGATCGTTCGTTCTGCCCGGCATCGGCACCGCTGTCGGTGGATTAATTGGCTCGTTGGTTGGCGACCTCGTCGGCGAAAAGACCGGCGAAGCTGCCGGTGCAGCTTTGGAAAAAAGTCCGGCACCAACCCCGGTGTTGGCTGCTACCGCCCCATCCGGTCCGGTAACAATCCACGTCCACGCCGCTCCCGGAATGGACATTGAAGAGTTGGCCCGTAAAGTGGCCAATAAGGTCCGCAGGCCGGGAACAGGAGACCTGTACGATGGCTAAAATAATGATGGCTCTGGGCGTATTCCGTTTTTCGGTTCGTACCGCCGCCTATAACGAATTTCGCCGCAACACGGCGTGGCGTTGGGCCAGCCAGCAGCGCATGGGACGGCTCCCGGCAAAGCAATATCTCGGCCCTGGGGATGACACCATTGATTTGAGCGGCGTTATTTATCCGCACCATGCTGGCGGACTGAAACAGATCGATTCCATGCGCGAAGAGGCCGGAAAAGGTGAACCGCTGATTCTGGTTGATGGTTTGGGCAACGTTTGGGGCAAGTGGTGCATTCTGTCGATAGAGGAAACTCAAAGCCGCCATATGGGCAACGGCGTTCCCCTGAAGCAGGAATTTCGGCTGAAGCTGGATCGATATGGGGAGGATGGCTGATGGCTAAATACGTGACCAAAGACGGCGACACGCTGGACTGGCTGTGCTGGCGTTATTACGACCGACAGTCCGGCGCGGTGGAAGCCGTTCTGGAAGCGAATCCCAACCTGGCTGATCTCGGCCTGATTTTTCCCGCCGGGATCGTCATTGAGTTGCCGAAACTGGACCCCGCCGATACGGAGCAACCTGTGAGGCTGTGGGATTGATGAAACCGACTTTCCGCATTCTCGCCGACAGTAAAGATGTCACCACAGCCATCGCCGACCGCCTGATCTCCCTTACTGTCACCGATGAGGCTGGTTTTGCGTCCGATACAGTTACGATCAAGGTAGACGACCGTGAGGACAAGGTTGCGTTGCCTCGGACGGGCGCGGAGTTGGAAGTTTATCTCGGATATGACGGCAAGGGACTTGTTCGCATGGGGTTATATACTGTTGATGAAATCGGTCATAGTGGCCCTCCGGCGACTTTGGTCATCAAGGCCAAAGCAGCGAACATGCGGGCGGCCATGAAGAGTCGCAAGACACGCTCTTGGGACACAACCTCGCTGGGGAAAATCGTCGAGGTCATTGCCTCTGAACATGACTATACGGCCAAAGTTTCCACGGCACTGGCAGGGCAGGCCGTTGAACACGTTGACCAAGCAGAAGAGTCTGATCTGCATTTTCTTACACGGCTGGCCAAAGAGCACGATGCAGTATTCAAGCCCGCTGCCGGTTATTTTGTAGTGGCACCCAAGGGAGAGGCCAAATCGATCTCCGGGAAGCCGTTGCCTGTCATATCCATCTGCGGCGATCAAGTAAGCCAATGGTCCATGACTGCCGCGAGTCGAGGTAAATATCGGGCTGTAATTGCGAATTATCACGATGCGGATCAGGCAGAACGGATCGACATTACCGTTGGCCAAGGTGATCCGGCGTTTAAACTCCCCTTTACATATCCCGACAAAGCTCAGGCCAAAAGCGCGGCCAAAAGTAAGCTGACCGCGCTGGAACGCGGGACGGCGACACTTGATCTGACAGTGGTTGGCAACGCCGCCCTGGCCGCTGAAGCGAAGCTGACAGTGTCCGGCCTCAATACAAAAGTGATTGGCGATTGGTCTGTAACCCGTGTGGAACACCAACTGGCCGACGGCTATGTGTGCAATATTTCGGCGGAGACGCCCACGGGCAACCCCAAGCCCATTTTGGACTGACGATCTTTGACAATCGAATAGGGCAAGAAAAGGACAAGGCCCGCCGGAATAACCCGACGGGCCATTGAATCGGAACAGGCGGGGCGCGGCAACGCCCCACCGACCCGGCGTGTGTGCGCCGGATCACGAGCCGTAGCTTGCTGCTCCATTACCTTGATCAAGGTGGAAAGATGCATATCAAGCCCTCGGCACAAAAGTAAAGGAAAGCAAATGAAATCGCCCATTCCGTGGCTTGGCGGCAAATCTCGCCTCGCTGACCGGATCATCCCTCTGATTCCCTCTCATGAACGATACGCCGAAGCATTCACCGGCGCTGGATGGGTATTTTTCCGAAAGCCCCAGACAAGGCTTGAAAGCCTGAATGATATCAATGGCGAATTGATCGCTTTCTACCGGGTATTGCAAAGCCATCTGGAAGAGTTTTGCAAGCAGTTCAAGTGGCTCCTGACAAGCCGTGAGCTATTCGACAACTTCAGGAGACAGCAAGACGCCGGTGGCCTGACGGATATTCAACGGGCCGCTCGTTTTTACTACCTCCAGCGCCTCGCCTTTGGTGGACGTCAGGACGGCACCTTCGGGGTAGACAAGACCTCCCCGCCGCGTATCAATCTGGTCCGTATGGAAGAGGAGTTGTCGCAAGTCCATCTCCGGCTGACAGGAGTGGTCATCGAGAACCTTCACTGGTCTGATTACATTAATAAATACGATGCCTCAGGGACGTTCTACTACCTCGATCCGCCATACTATGGATGCGAGGATGACTACGGCAAAGACCTCTTTCCCCGCAAAGACTTCCAGCGCATGGCCGAACAGCTCTCCAACATCAAAGGCAAGTTTTTGTTTTCGATCAACGACGTCCCTGAAATCAGAGATTGGTTCTCGTCGTTCAGGATTCAGGAGGTGGAAACGGTCTATACCGTCAGCAAGGGTGGAAATCAAAAAGTGAAGGAACTGCTCATTATGAACTATGAGCCAAAAGTGGGGCTGCTAAGCCTGTGTGACGGGTGA